ATACAGATTTGTACATGCTGGCACACACTATCAAGTCATTGGGTTGTGAGTTTTTTTGTTTTTCGGCAGCTAAAAATATCGAAATACCTATACAGAGTTTTCCTTATATTGAATCATTGCACCAAGTCAAGTGGTGTTCTGAAAACAAAAATATTCATCAGTTACATGATTTTTGTATGTTACAATGGGCTCAACAAAACGATGCAGCCAGTCATCCAGTTACTGGACATTTAAGTGAGCAAGGGCATAAAAATTTTGCTGTAATGTTGAAAGATTGGATACACCCATTAAATGGGTAAATTGAATAATGTATTTGGATGGAGCATTTGAAATGTTTGATTGGTTAAAGAAAAAAGTTGCACCGCCGCCAGTGCGTACAGAAAAAACACCACGAGTAACTAAGGCAACTGAAAAGTCTGCCAAGCAGATTGCTACCGAAAAAGGTGAACCTTATGTAGCTGTGCTGAGTATGGATGTGGATCCAAACAACTTGCATCAAGGTGCATTTGAACTAGACTGGAATGAAATCTTTGTGGCTCGCTTGGTCAAAGCCGGCTACATGATGAAGCCTACAGACACCGACGGAGAGATTGTAGATCGTTGGTTCCAAAATGTGTGTAGACACGTTGTAATGGAAACTTGGGAACAAGAGCAAGCCATGCGACAATCGGGCATATATGTTAAGACTACAGATATTGGTAACGGACGGAGTGAAGTATCATGATATTCAATCACATCAAAGAACTCAAAGCCGAGGGTAAAAAAATCGGCATCACATTCAGTCAATTTGACATGCTACATGCAGGGCATATTGCTATGTTAGCAGAAGCCAAGAATCATTGTGATTACTTGATTGCAGGCCTGCAAACTGATGCATCAATTGATCGCCCGGGTGTTAAAAATCCCCCGGTGCAAAGTATCATCGAGCGTCAGATTCAATTGAGTGCTTGCCGTTTTGTAGATGAAATTGTTGTGTACACCACAGAACAAGATTTGATCGACTTGATCCTTACACTGCCACTTGATGTGCGGATCCTTGGAGAAGAATACGAAGATACCAACTTTACTGGTCGTAGCGAAGGACACGGACGTCAAATTGAACACGTTTACAACAAGCGTGATCATAGTTTTTCAAGCTCAAGCCTGCGCAAACGTGTGGTTGCCGCAGAGTCTGAAAAAGTATCACCACAAAAATGATACTGTATGTGAATGGTTGCAGTCACTCTGCGGGGGCCGAAGCCGCTGTTCCTCATGCATGGGCTTGCGATGATGGACAACTATGGAAGATGGGCACCGAACCACATCCTGCTAATCTAGCAGTCAGTTATGGTAAGCGTGTTGCTGACAAGTTAAGTGCTGAATTAGTTTGTGAAGCCAGCTCGGGTGGTAGTAATGACCGCACAATCCGAACTACACTAAACTGGATAGAAAACAACCCTGATAAACTTCAAGACACCTTTATGGTGTTGCAGTGGACTACATGGGAACGTGAAGAATGGCTTCACAATGGAAAGTGGTATCAGGTCAATGCATCGGGCATAGATACTGTACCAGATGAGTTACAAGAACGTTATAAACACTTTGTGATTAGTGTAGATTGGAATATCAAGACTCCCGAGGCACACAACAAGATTTGGACCATGCACCAATATCTTAAAGAACAAGGTATACGCCACTTGTTCTTTAACGGGCATAGTACATTCAGTGATATCCAAAATCACTATAATTGGGGTAAGAATTATATGCACCCATATATTCGGGAAGAATCCTACCATAATTGGCTAATAAACAACGGTGGCACATACGCAAATGCCGCAAGTTATCACTTTGATGCCAAAAGTCATAGACTTTGGGCTGATTATGTGTTACAATACATCAACGATAACAACTTGATTTCCACAAATGAAATACCTACTGATTGACACTGCCAACATGTTTTTTCGTGCTCGCCACAGCGCACATCGTGCCAGCGACACATGGACCAAACTGGGCTTTGCCCTGCATGTCACAATCATGGCTGCCAACAAAGTGGCCAAGCGTTTTCAAGCAGACCATGTTGTATTCGCACTGGAAGGTCGTAGCTGGCGCAAGGATTTTTACAAGCCTTACAAAGCAAACCGAGCAGTAGCACGTGGTGCAATGACTGAAACAGAAGCAGAAGAGGACAAGCTGTTCTGGGAAACGTATGATGAGCTGACTAAATACTTGTCTGCAAAAACAAATTGTAGCGTTATCCGTTGTGCCACTGCTGAAGCAGATGATATCATAGCACGTTGGATTGCATTACACCCCCAAGATGAACACACAATCGTAAGCTCAGACACTGACTTTGTACAGTTATTGGCCGCCAATGTCACGCAGTACAATGGTATCTCAGATGAACTACTTACTCTGGAGGGCATATTTGATGCTAAAGGTAACCGTGTCAATGATAAGAAAACTAAACAGCCAAAAACGATTCCGGATCCATCCTGGCTGTTATTTGAGAAGTGTATGCGTGGAGACACATCCGACAATGTCTTTTCTGCATATCCGGGAGTACGTACTAAAGGCACAAAGAATAAAGTTGGTCTCGAGGAAGCCTATGGGGATCGAGACAAAAAAGGCTACTCGTGGAACAATCTAATGTTGCAACGTTGGACTGACCACAATGGTGAAGAACATCGTGTGTTGGATGACTACGAGCGTAATTGTACCTTGGTTGATCTTACAGCACAACCTGCAGATATCAAAGCCACAGTGGATTCTTGCATCCATGAACAAATTTCACACAAGGATGTAGGCATGGTAGGCGCACACTTTCTAAAGTTCTGTGGCAAATACGAGCTGACCAAACTTAGTGACAATGCAGATCAAGTTAGTCGTTGGCTCAACGAAACATATAAAGGAGTACTAGATGATATTAGCCAAACCCGTAGTAGAGAACCAGTTTTGGATACTCAAGCAGGATAACCGCAAGGTTGGTCAACTTGAAGTAGCCGAGAATGGTAACTGCACCATACGAATTAACGATAGCGTAGCACAATACAAAACTATCAAAATGGCCCGTCAAGCGGCCAATATTGAGTTTGAACCTTTAGTAGAATCTCACCCAGTACCGGCCAACATTGTTCATGGCTTTGAAGTTACTGGACAAGTGTACAATCCCTTGTGGAATGTACAGTTAAAGTTACCATTGTTCACTCGTGACAACAAAAGCAAGAGCTGGTATGCGGCAGGTTGGTATAGTGTTAAACAACATCGAACTTGGAAGACTATACAGCACCCCAAGCTCATTACCTTGCAACGCTACAAGTATGCAGGTCCTTTCCATACCAAAGAAGAAGCAAATGACCAATCCGTTTCGTGATCAAGAAAAATTCATGCGGGCCTGCGACCAGTCGGTTGAAAAGTTCAATGGCACACAGTTTGACATGTACTGTTCCTTGATTGAAGAAGAACACAAAGAACTCAAACAAGCTCTAGTTGACAACAACGATGAAGAAATCTTAGATGCCTTGCTGGATATTCTTGTTGTGACAATTGGTGCCATCCACTCAGCAGGCATGGACGCTGAAGGTGGCTGGAAAGAAGTCATGCGCACTAACTTTGCCAAGATTGATCGAGAAACTGGCAAAGTTCGCAAGCGCGAAGATGGCAAGGTACTCAAGCCTGTGGGCTGGACAGCACCGGACTTGAAACCACATCTTCACAAAAATGATCCATACTTGCAAACAAAATGAGCTTGCATATAAATCGATTTGTTGACGCTATCAAAGCCGCAGAGAGTCGCAATCAACGCGATTTAACAATGACCTTGCGAGATGCCAAGGATTTACACAGTGACATTACCAAATTGTTGCTGACCTTGGAAATCTTGCGTGGAATTCCAGCCGCCAAAGAAGAAGTTGTTGAGATTGAACTTGTGGGTGGGAGTTTCAAAAGCACGTAGTTTTTGAGATAAATAAACTACGGAGATAACGATGAGTAGACCCAAGCCATTAGTGCTGGTTGAGCACACTGACAAACAAACATACAAGACTGAGCAAGTACTGGCTTCAGAAGGTGTGTG